GAACCCACGGTAAGGCATCATCACCATCAACTGCTGGTGCTGGGAGAAAACGAACAACAGCCATGCCGTTGCCAGATTTATCTACTGATGGTTGCCAAAAGCGAGTATCGTCTTTTGAACCGGATTCTGATGAACCGGATTGGGTAGCTTCAATCGCCTTGGTTAGTTTGTCCATGGAACTACGATTGCGCTTTAGATTTGCAAATGAACTCATTGTATTACCTCGTATAAAAATGTATTTGTATTAAATGTATAACTTCTTGTCCACAGTATCATAATATAACTTTATTTATGTGCTTTGTCCAAAAGAATATCTAGCAACATGATAGTATTGCCAACATCCTTGTGATGAATACCTATGCCTCCTGCTTTGTTAAAGGCTTCGATAACATCTAAGGTATCATCAATTAAGATACTATCTGGAGTTGCAAACTCCGCCTTTAATTTCCTACCTGCTACTACATTGACTTTCCATTTTTCGGAAAGATTCATTTTTTTAATCCAAACATTCTTTTGAACTTCTACTTCACTATGGTATTTGTTACCACCAGATGATGTAAGAATTTCCACATTTTCATGCGAAAAGTTTTTCTGAACATATGTGATTAATTCGGGACCACCTGGCCACCAATTAAGAGTTTCAAAGTTTTTACCTTCAACAAAAACAGTCCAGTTATTACTAAATTGTTTTCTATCCCGTGATGAACCTGGCGATTCACCGAATAATTCAATGTATCGCTTTTCAAAGTTGGCAATTACGCCATCCATATCCAAGTATAATTTCATAATATAATCTTTCTCAACAATAACTTATATTTTACTACATCTAAGGTAAGAAAAGAGGCATACTTTACCAAACTCTGCCTGTAATCAGGCCATCGTATAGTATCGGTAATCTTCCTGTCCCACATTGGCAAGAATTGTAGGATCGAGTTTAGGACGATTAGAGATTCTGGTGCTATCTCCTTACGCAGAGCCATCGTTAACAGTCTAGGATGTTCTCCATTACTTGACAATACATCATTCGGATCTTTACAATCTTCGAAAATAACTTTACAATCATTCTCAAAAATGTATGCCATGGATTGGACAACTTTCTGCCTTTCTTTGAAGGCAATATCAGCTTCTTCCTGTAACAAATCACCTGCCCAACATTTATTATTAGCAAATAAATTGGCAATTACAAATTGAGTATATTCGTCTTTGTTTGGATACTTGCGTGAGAGCTTGTAGAAATGGTATTTGTCCCTACGATTCTCAAATGTGCTGGGACTAATATTACACTTACCATTATACTTGAAATAATCATAGTCGCTGGTAAAGTGTAATTTTAGTGTGTGATAAATGGAAAAGGCTTCGTAGCCTGTCATATAGGCAATCTAGGACTCTTATTCTTTAACATATTGTGTTCCATTGCATCGTTTTCAATTCTAGCTTTTAAATTAGCATTGACCAAGGTCGAGGCTACTTCAATTTCCAGTCCTGTGCGTTTGCAATGTTCCACAATGGCTTCAATATAGTTGTAGCTAGTTTCAGCAACTAACTTATCAATCTCTTTAGCGAACTTCATCATTTCGTCTTTAGTCGGCATCATCGTCTACCAATTCCAAATGTCCTTCGAAATGGAAACCACAACCTTTTAAAAACATTTCAAATTCTCCAACGATATCACTTAGAGTTTCACCGTTGAATTCAACTGTCTTTTTAGATTCGATACCTGCTGCCCATGGCATGGCATCTTCTTGGCAAATAAATGTAAACTTACTCATTGTCTAATACTCCTCAATTTACGACATTCATTTCTAACTTCAGGCGGAAAATCAGGTGATATCTCCGCCAACCTACAATCATACATTATGCCATGACTTTTATGGCCATAATTATACACAATATATGCCACTAATATGATGGTGCATATTGTTAAAGCAACTAAACTTAAAACATCACTTAACGATTGTTTCGTAGAGGGCTTCAAATTGTTCATGTGTTGCAACTTCCTCATCATAGTTTTGTTTGTGGTAAACCTTAATTAGTTTTGCAACCAATTTTTTAGGCAACTGCAAATCTTTAGCAATGGCGGTGCTGGATTCTTTAATGTAATCTTTTTCACCTTCCATCCTAGTCATCGAAGCGGAACACTCACGCAAGCAATCCAAAAGTTTCTTCTGGTCTGCTGGATTCGAAATCTGATTAATACTCAATTGAACTACTGCCATAATATACCTTTCTGTTTATTTTTTACTTGAAGCTGCGTATGCTACACATACTGTATCTGTATTGGTTACAAATGAACAACGAACCGAAATTGGATCCAATCCTTTTGCGATAGCCGAATCAATGTTCTTTGACATTAGAATTCGGTCGTTGACATTATAATAGGTGGCACCAATAATAACCGATAAAATCACGGTTGATACACCAATAACTATTGTCTTAATATCTTTGAGCAATTCACTCATAGTTTTATCTCCTTTTTCATCGTTTGTATGTCTGTATTTCTCTTATAGAATATATGTCTGCCTATCTGTGTAGTCTTTGGCAATCCCCATTGAGGATTAACATAGTCTGCATGATAGTAGGTTGCACCTTTTGTTACATCACCTATATTGTCATAATTCATAAGCACATATACTGCTAGATTACGAATATCATTATACATCGAATTGTTGGTCGCTGTCAAGCTTTTCGTGGCAAAGAATGGTTGACATACCCAACTGAACTGGCAAATGCCATTTGTTTTTTGGTTAACTACACCACATACATCTTCACCATAATTACCTGACGCTAATCTGTTTAGTGTTACAAGAGCAACGGCAACTTGGCCTTCTCTTGGTTCACTTTTAGCTTCATAGTAAATATTTTCAGCAAGACAATCTACCTGTTTTTGAATAGGTTTCGATAACGAATTATAGCTGATGTTGAACGGCAAATGATAAGTGTTAATATTTTCTGTTGCTGTAACTGCAAACAGTAATATTGATGCTGATAATATTATACTTGTTAGTATCGTTTTACTTCGCAATGTTTTCTCCTGTGTTTTTTGCCGGAGAGCCGCAGGCTCCCCGTCCCAATCAAGATGATTTCTTGGTTTTTACTTCAGCGGCTGCTGGAGTTTGAGATACGAAACCATTGAGAGCTTCTGCTTTCTTTATAATTTCGTTTTCGTTTGGGAATAATGGAAAACCCGGATGTGTAGGCGGTGTTTCGCCTTTTAATCGAGCACTCTCGATTTGGGTTTGCCAACTGTTTGATATAATCTCACGCTGACCATAGTAGTCATCGGTGAGCATATCTTTGGCCATTTTTAAGAGTTCTAGCCGTATCTCATAAGGTGTCATTGACATTGTAATACTCCTGTGTGTGTAGTATCAGCGATTGTGTGTTGTGCTGATAATCTATTTATAAGCTTACCAAGCCCAAGATACGCAACTATACCTTGTTCCTTTAGTTACTGGTTGCACTCCGTGTGGAAATAAAAATACTGATGGAAAAACTACTGCTGAACCAGTTTTAAATTTAATTTCTTCATCACCCCACATAATAAATTCTCCACCTTCATAATCATCATTGAGGATAGCTAGAAAGGTCATTGTAGGAATGCCTTTCTTTTCACCTTCAAATAATGAATGAATATGGTCACAATGTAATGCCATTAATCTATCTTCACTATACTTATTGAATCTCACTTCGCTAAATCCTTGCCATCCTGAGAACCAAGGAAAATTTAATTCATTAATATATTTTTGATATGAGTCCCAAATTCTTTGCATGATATATGGTTTAGTGGAAATATTCCCATAAGCAATATCTAGCTCACGATTACCACTTCGACTGGAATATTCTCCAGTAGAAGCATTATAAAATGTGTGTTGTTGCCAATTAGCATTTTCCATTTCAACAATGGTTTGTTTACACTTATCAGCATCAAGCCAATTGTCATAAACTTTTACATATGACCTTAAATCTTTATCCATAATTAATCCCAAAGTGCTTCGTAATATTTACCAAACAGGCGATAGCCATTTGTCTTTCTTGCTTGGTGTGCTTTCAAACCTTCCCAATCAACTTTGGTTTTACTTACATATGCACCATCTTTATCCCAAGGAAAACCACCAGGTTCATTTTCTGAATGGTCAAAGAATTCAGATTCATCATCATCAATCGTTTTTCTTTCAAAAGCCCAAATCATCTCATCAAGGATCCAATCCCATCTTTGGAAATGGAACTCATCTGTATCCCATTCATCTTCTTTTGGTTTTGCACTTGTGCTTTTAAGGTTATCAGGAACATCTTCATCATCGGTCATTGGTGCACCGTGTTTTGTTTCTTTTAATTGTTTCAACATTGGTAAAACAACATATGCTAAGGTATGATCCATCGACCAAGTGTCCCATTGGTCAATCTTAACATATTGAATTCTAGGATGAACCGTATCTAAAAACTTTTGCCACGCTTCACAAAAAGGCTGTAATCGGTCAGACCATTTCTTAATGATAGGTTCATCATAATCAATTTCACGCCAAAAATATATTTTCTCCAAGATTTTATATGGAGAAACCCAATGACTACGGTATTTTGAGATATAGATTTTCATTTTGTAAGTGTATAACAATAATAAACAAATGCACTCGCTAGAGATAACTTGAAAATAAGGCCAAATATAAACAACATAGGTTTTCTAAGAATATAGATTACCAATGTTGCAAATAAGACAACATAAAACATATTGGCATCCACAAACTCATCATACTTATGAATCGTTGGCGGATTATCAATAACTTCGTGGATTGTTTCAGTAATAAGTGGCATAGTGAAGCTATTATACTACAACCATCTTATTTTTGAGGTAATAATCGCTGATGGTTTGTTTCAATGGAGGCAAGTATGCCTTCTTGCTACGAACAAAGACCTGTGATTGCCCATCTTCAACGGCAATTACCACAACGATTCTGTCAATTGGTTTGTCTGTAATTTCTTCAAACATTTCTGCATAACAGGTACATTGTTGAAAATAGTTTTGAATGTAACCTTCTAGCTTCTCTTTAGTGGAAGTTTTAAAGTCAATCACCGCAATTTCATTATCCCATTCAGCAATACAGTCAACTCGACCAGCAATCTTTAAATTATCTGAATAAAGTGGTTGCTCAATAGAATAGATGTTGCCGATATTAGTATCAAGGTATGGTTGTAACTGTAAGAATAACTCCTTGATGTTTGGCATCAATTTTCGTTTCATCTTAAAGTCCATTTCGTTCAACAAGTATTTTTCACAAGCTAAATGTAATGCCTCACCTCTACGACTAGCACGACCAGAGATTTTATTGGCTTCTTCTTCACCAATCTTTTTTCGCCATGCATCAATACCTGCTTTAGATAAAGAACCTAATACGGTTGTTACCGATGGATAAGCTTTACCTGAAGGTGTGTAATATACTCTACCTTTTTCAGTAGTCTTTGCTTCTAATTCAAAATCTAATTCTGGTAGTTTGACATGGTTAAAAATCATCGTTTGTTCTGCAATCTTTTTGTAATCCTGTCAACGTGTTTTTTAACCACCTGAGAACTTCTTGCTTCTTTGATAGATTTTTTACCATATCGTTCACCAACAACCGAGCCAGGATGTTTCTCTGCTACCTTAGATAACACTTCTCTCCATCCATCGCCAGCCTTTTGGTCATTTGTACCACCTCTTGATGATACAATTGCAGGTGCGGTAATAATCACTTCGATATTAGGATTTTCTTTTAAGAATTCTTCACGCTGTGACCATGACATGAACTTTTCAATTTCTTCACCAGTTTCGGTATCAATAAAATTATATGTTGGCATACCAATCAGGAACCTTTCGTTTTTTCCAATTCGCTAAATGCGACTTGTTCTTTATATAGTAGTTCCGATAGGAAGCGAGAGAATCATCACCGATTTTCACTTCGTCTGGCATAGCACGCCAAGGTGCTTCAAATGGGTCGTGTGAAATATTTTTTGGTGATTGTGCCAATACATGACGAAGCTTCTTGTCTGTTAGATGAGTTTTCCCATAGCGGAAGGTGTATTCATTACAGGTGGCACAGAACAATTCGTAGAGCCATTGGTAATTATCATTAGAATCTCTACACCACTTAGCGGAAGGATGATTAATGTGAGTAGCACTATAAAGAACATTATCACGAGAATCACCAAGATGATACCAATTTTGCTTTCGACCAGTTTTAGAGAGCCGAACAGAGATAGTGCCGTCAAGCACACGATGAGCAGTAGAAAGAAGCTGAGCATATTCTAAAATCATCTTAACCACGTGTTTGTCATTGTGATATTCCGCACATTTAACAGCATCATGGTCAAGATAAAATATGTTCACTTTTTAGCCCATTCTCTCATCACCTGTTCTAAAGGTGCAAAGTCATATTGTTTCTTTTTACCAAAAATCTTATTAAATAAATTCATTATCATTACCATTCTCCGTCATCAATCCAAAGTCTTACAGTTATTGGGAGAATCTCTATTACCAGAGCGTCTTGTTCCCATGCTTCATTAGTTACAAAATAATTTGCAGCTAATCGCCAGTGATAGGGATTAAACTTAATTGTAACATTTAATCCACTATATTTGAGG